CCCCGCCGATCCCGACCGCGCCAAAGAATATGAGACGCGTTCGCCCGTGGCGGCAAAGTGGCTGTTGCCTGATGGCAGTGTTGTTTCTGAGCAGCCTGTTTCCGGCGGCGGTATTGTCGTTGGGGACGCTGAAATCGGCATAATCAGCAATCAGAAAATATCGCAAATTATACATCAAGTTTTGGGAGGTTAAAACGATGTCAATCAACATTTTAAATGAAGATGCTCTGCTATTTTATACGACACTTTTGGCGGGGATTTTTCAAAAAAGCGAAAGTGGGAAAGGGCTGTCAGAAGCCAATTTTACGGCAAGTGAAAAAGCGAAACTCGAAAATGCGGCATTGATAACACAGCTGTTTTCCGGCGATTATTCCGATTTGAACGGAAAACCGACAGATCTGTCGCAGTTTGTAAATAGTCCCGGATTTCAAACCGCAGCACAGGTAACAGCAGCCATTGCATCTGCAATTGGAACCATCGGAAGCATCTCTCTTGCCCCGGTGGATGAGTTGCCGGATGTACAGGACGCCGCACCAAATACGATTTATCTGCTTGCGCGTGCAGATACCGAAGAAAACAATCTGCGCGATGAATATATTTTGTTCGGCGGCGCATGGGAAAAGATCGGAAGTACCGCGGTTGACATGAGCGGTTACGTGCGTTTTTCAGATGTGATGCCGCTGAGCAACAGCCGGATTGCGGAACTTGTAACCTTGGCAATGGAGGACGTTTCATGAGTGCGGAAGAATATCTAAATGCGCAAGGGGTAACAGCACTCGTGAAAAGCATTATGTTGGCGCTTCCTGTTTCATCACCCGCCAAACAGTATTGGTTCAATTGGTTTCCGGCGATTGAACAGGATGAGTCAAATCCCAGTTATTCAAAATTGTATCTGTGCCCTTACTTCGGCGAAATCGACCCGGAAAGTGACGAACCCACAGCAGAACAATTTGAACAGGCAAGGCAAATTTGCAACGAAGCGGATTTGCTGCAAGGTTTGGGTATGCTTGGGATTACTGATATTGACGCACCCGATAATTATTATGTCCGCGTAACGGTGCCATTAAATGTAAACGATGACCAAACACCGTTTTTATATGATCCGGTTCGGGGGCGTTTTTTGATGCTGTCTGTCTACACCGGCAGTTCTTTTGACATTTTGGATCAGATGCTTATTTTTATGATTATCATTCCAAAAATCATCGTCACAATTTTTGACAAGGAGATTATCGGAACAAATATACCACTACACCCAGTCACATTACCTGATTGGGTTGCCGACGAGGAGGACTCGGACTATGAAGATGGATGAATTGGCGAATGAACGCCGGAGACGGCTTTCTTACGTTTTGCACGGCAAAAAATTACGGGAATCCGACAAAAAAGACGTGCTTACACTACTCCGCGAGCCGGATATGCAAGACAAAATCCGCGAACTGTCCGCACGGCTATTTGGCGGCTGCACGGCAGGCGCTTCAACGAAAGGAAATGAGAAAAATGGCTAACAAAAACACTCCCCAACCCGCCGCGCCCGAAAGGTCGGCGAACATCACCATTGCCGGGACGGAGTACGAATTGGTACTCAGCACCCGTGCCACGAAAGAAATCGCCAAACGCTACGGCGGTCTTGAGAACCTCGGCGAAAAGCTGCTCAAATCTGAAAACTTTGAGATGGCGCTTGAGGAAATCGTGTGGCTTATCGTGCTGCTGGCAAATCAAAGCATTATGATCCACAACCTTCGTAATGGGGAAAACCCCCGCGAATTGCTAACCGAGGATGATGTGGAACTGCTCACCACACCGCTGGAACTGGCGGCATTCAAAGCGGCTATTTCGGCGGCTATGTTCAAAGGTACAGCCCGAAACATTGAGAGTGAGCCGGAGGACGACAACGCCACCGGGGGTGGCGGCTCAAAAAACGGAGTGACCGGGTAAGTAATCCGCATCGTGCGGGGAACGATGAAGAAACATTTACCCGGCTCTATTACTACGGCACGGTGCAGATGGGCATGAGCGCAGAGGATTTCTGGCTCATGCCCATCGGTCTGTTTCTCGACTTGTGGACGTGCCACAAGCAGTTTTTAGGGCTTGAAAAGGCCCGCAAATATTTGACAATCGACGACATTATACCGCTGGATTGCTGAACGGAGGTGAGGAAACTTGGCGGACAATTTTGGTCTGAAAATCGGGGTTGAGGGCGAAAAAGCATTCAAACAGGCTCTTTCGGAAATCAACCAGTCGTTTAAGGTCCTCGGCTCGGAGATGCAGCTTGTCACAAGCCAGTTCGAGAAAAACGACAAATCCGCCGCCGCCCTTACAGCCCGGAATGAAGTGTTGAATAAGGAAATCGACACTCAGCGGAACAAGGTGGATACCCTCCGCACAGCCCTTTCCAATGCCAGCGAGAGTTTCGGTGAAAACGACCGTCGGACGCAGAACTGGCAAATCCAGCTGAACAAAGCGGAAGCTGAACTCAACGGCATGGAGCGTGAGCTCGGCGAAAATGAAAAAGCACTGTCGGGCGTCGGCGATGAGATGAAAGACACAGGTAAGGACGCTGACAAACTGGGCGATGATGTGCAGGACAGCGGAAAAGACGCGGACGACGCAGGCGGTAAATTTGAAAAGCTGGGCAGCGTTGTCAAAGGCGTTGGCGCTGCGATGGGCGTTGCCTTTGCCGCCGTCAGTGCCGCCGCCATCGGTGCGGGCAAGGCTCTGACCGATATGACCGTGGGCGCGTCCGAGTATGCCGACAACATTCTCACCATGTCCAGCGTGACGGGTATGTCTACCGACAGCCTGCAAGCCTATCAATACGCCGCCGAACTGGTGGATGTGTCGATGGAAACCTTGACGGGCAGCATGGCGAAGAATGTGAAATCCATGTCCAACGCCAAAGATACCACAAAGGGTGTCGGGGCGGCTTATTCGCAGCTTGGCGTGGATGTGCGTGATTCCAACGGCGAACTCCGGGACGCGGAAACGGTGTACTGGGAGGCTATCGACGCCCTCGGTCAAATTCAGAATGAGACCGAAAGGGATGCCCTCGCCATGCAGATTTTCGGCAAGTCAGCCCGTGACTTGAATCCGCTCATAGAGCAGGGTTCGGCAGGCATAGCCGGGTTGACTGACGAAGCCCGGAGCATGGGCGCGGTCATGTCCGGCGAATCGCTGGATGCGCTGGGTCAGTTTGACGATAGTATGCAGAGGTTGCAGTCGGGCGGCGTCGCGGTAAAAAACGCCCTCGGCATGGTACTGCTGCCGCAGCTTCAAATATTGGCTGATGACGGTGTGGGACTGCTCGGACAATTCACCACCGGGATTATGGAGGCGAACGGCGACTGGGATCAGATCAGCGTCGTTATGACAGAAACCATATCCGGGCTGGTCGATACACTTATGAAGGTTCTGCCCGACATTATCCAGCTTGGTATGGATATCGTGATGTCGCTTGTAAATGCGATTGTCGACAATCTTCCTACCATTGTCACCGCCGCTACGGATATTATCATGACGCTTTTGCAAGGGTTGATTGAGGCTCTGCCCGGTATAACCGAAGGCGCGCTTCAGCTGGTGATGGCGTTGGTTAACGGAATCATTGAAAACCTCCCTGCGTTGCTGGAGGCAGCTTTGCAAGTGATTGTAACGCTGGCGGTCGGCATCGCCGAGGCTTTGCCGGAACTTATTCCGGCTCTGATTCAAACGGTTATGACGATGGTGCAAACCCTCATTGATAACTTGCCCATGATACTTGACGCGGCTCTCCAGCTTATCGTTGGCCTTGCCGAAGGATTGCTGGCGGCTATTCCTGTGTTAATCGACGCGCTCCCCGCTATCATCCTTTCGCTGGTGGATTTTCTGATCAGTTCCATTCCGAAAATCATTGACACGGGCATTAAGCTGCTGGTTTCACTGGTGGAGGCGTTACCAACCATCATTCAGTCCATCGTGGAAGCTATCCCGAAAATCATTGACGGTATCATTACCGCGGTCATCGGCGCTATTCCGTTGATTATCGACGCTGGTATTCGTCTGATTGTTTCGCTGATACAGGCACTTCCGCAGATCATCACGACCATTGTCAACGCCATCCCGAAAATCATCTCCGGCATTATCGACGCTGTCATCGGAAACATTGACAAAATCATCATGGCGGGCGTTCAGCTGTTTATCTCGCTGATTACCAACCTTCCGACCATTATCATTGAGATAGTCAAAGCTGTGCCGCAGATTGTGAAAGGCTTGATTGACGCCTTCATGGGACTGCTCGGAAAATTCGGCGAAATCGGCAAAAACATCATCACAGGCATCTGGGACGGCATAAAGGGTATGGGTGCGTGGCTGTGGGATAAGTTCAAAGGATTTATCAAGGATACCCTCGGCTGGGTTGCGGACATTTTGGGCATATCCTCTCCGTCAAAGGTTTTCAGGGATTTCATCGGTAAAAACATGATGCTCGGTCTCGCAGACGGTATAACGGAAAACGCCGATGAGGTGTACGGTTCCTTGTCCGATGTGGCACAAAATCTCGCCGACACCGATTTCGATATAGATGTTGATCCCAGCTTGAATATCCACGGTGGGAGTTCCCGGCGCGGAGCAAACGGCGGTGCGGGCGGTACAACAATCAATCAGCATATCGCCATCACCTCACCCAAAGCCCTGTCTGAAAAGGAAGCGGCACGGGAATTCAAGAATCTGTCCCGCAAACTGGCGTTGTCAAATTAAACGAAGGAGGCGTCTATGGAAGCGACATATATCAACGGGGGCGGCGAAAGTCTGACATTACGGCAGGCCCGTCCCNTTTTCCTTACCAAAATAGACGGCGTCGGTACGACCCGGCAGACCGTCAATACCTTTCAGGCGCCCGAACAAGACGGCGCCTTTTATATTTCCTCGACCGTGGATATGCGTAACATTACGCTTGAGGGGACGATTGTGGCGAATACGCCCGACGAAGCCTACGAGCAGCGCAAACGCCTGCTGCGGATATTCACACCGAAAAAGCAAGGGACATTCCTTTACCGGGGACGGCAAATTCCCTGTGTGGTAGAGGAAGCGGCGCTTACCGCGTCCAGCCGGGAGCGTGCGCCGAATTTCTTTATATCTCTGCTTTGTCCGTCGCCTTTCTTTGAAACGCCGGACGAGGTGCGTGTGGAACTGGCTGCGTGGGAATCGCGGTTTGAGTTTCCCTTGCAAATTATCTCGCCCGGCATTGAGATGGGCGCCCGGCAGCCCAGCCAGATTATCACTGTTGATAATATCGGCGATGTGGCTTGCGGCTGCCGGATTGTATTCAAGGCGCTGGGTACAGTGAGCAACCCGGAAATCTTGAATGTGAACAGCGGCGAATACCTCCGGGTTATTAAGACCTTGTCTGCCGGTGAGGAAATCCGGGTTTATACGCATTTCGCCGGGAAAAGGATTACTGACATTGTGGGGCAAACGGAAACGAGCGCGTTCCATCTGCTCGACACCGGCTCCACATTCCTTCAGCTTGAAGCGGGGCGAAATGTCCTGCGTTACGGAGCTTCGTACAATATGGATTTGCTGGAGGTCAGTATCTTCTACCGTCCGCAATTTTTGGGGGTGTGATGTATGGAGTTATATATTCTTGACGCCAACAGAACGCTTACGGGTATTGTGGAGCATTTTGAATATCTGCGCTGGACGCGGCGGTATGCCGCCTGCGGCAGCTTTGAGTTAAAGGCAATCGCTACCCCGGAAAATGTCGCACTGCTCCGCGTCGGCAATTACTTGTGGAAAAACGACGATGAGGAATGCGGCATTATTGAATCGCTGGAAATGTCCATGACAGACCGGGAAACCATTACCGTGAGCGGACGCTTCGCCACTTCTATTTTGGCGCGGCGAATCTTGTGGGGAACTGAGGTGCTGTCCGGCGATGCCGGAGGCAATGTCGCTAATCTTCTAAGCAGACATCTCCGGGCGCCGTCCGATTCGGCACGGCAAATCAGCTACATTGACTACACCGACAGAACGCCCTACATGGCGATTCAAATGCAAGCGTCATATAAAAATCTGCTGGATGTGCTTTTTGAGATTTGCGAAATCCATGACGCGGGACTTCGTATGACATACAACCCGTCTACAAAGCGGTTTGCCGTGGATTTCTACAAGGCGGGCGCGGTGCAAGCTGTGTTCTCGCAGGAGTTTGAAAACCTCAACGAGCAGATATATGCGGAGGATTATACAGATACCGCCAACACCGCTTTGATCGCCGGCGAAGGTGAAGGCTCTGCTCGTATGCTGGTATCCATCATCGGAGCCAGCGGCGAGGCACGCCGCGAGATATTCGTGGACGCCAAAGACCTGCGGATGGAGGATTTTCCGAGCAACTATTCTTCCGCTTTGACTTTCCGGGGACAAACCAAATTAACAGAACTTGCGCCGATTCGGTCTTTTGACGCGGCAGTCAACCCCCACAGAAACTTGCGCTACAAGGTGGATTATGACCTCGGACAAACGGTCACGGTCATATCGAAAAAGTGGGGCGTCACGCTTAACGCCCGCATTACCGAGATTGAGGAAAGCTACGATGTAAGCGGGCAATCATTAAACATTGTCTTTGGCAAAGGCGTCTTGACGCTGTTCCAAAAACTGAAAGGAGCGCTTTAATATGGAAAAGAGCGGATTTTTTAATTCATCGGGAGGCGACCGGGTATATAACGCCGTGGACTTTGCCGCATATTTCGGCAGGCTGGTTTCAAACGGTATTTTTTATGCTGCGGCTTCCAATCTGCAAATCAGTGTTTCCGGCGGCATGGGGATAACCGTTCAACCCGGCGCCGGATGGATTAACGGCTATTCATACGAAAACACCACGCCGTTTGGTATGACCGTCGCCACCGCCAACGGAGTCAACCCGCGCATTGACCGCGTTGTTATCCGTTGGAGCGCGATAAACCGAAGTATCAATCTTGCGATACTCACCGGCACGGCGGCAGCTTCACCCTCGGCTCCGGCGCTTACCCGCAACAACGACGTGTGGGAACTTGGTATTGCCGACATTGCTGTGGGAAAAGGCGTGGTAAGTCTTTCTTCGGGAAATATCACCGACACCCGGTTGAATGCCGGTCTTTGCGGGCTGGTCAACTCGCTGGTTTCGGCGGTTTATGAGTGAGGTGAAAACGCATGGCATCAACACATACCCTTAATTCTCATTCTTATGACGGCCGATATCTTCAAGTTTCTTTAACGCAAACGAAGGATACTGCGAACCGCCGCTCAAAAATCACCGGCACCGTTACTTCCTTGGGTGGTAATTCCACATGGTATGCCACGGGACCCACAACGGTAAATGTCGGCGGGACACAGCGGTATTCAAGAGCGAGAGAGAGCAGCGGCAACGGACAGTCAAATAGGAATTTTGTCGGTACTATCGGAGAGTTTTATGTAAGTCATGATTCTGCCGGAAATGCCTCGATCAGCGTGGAAATCATCACGGGTATTTATTACTCCGCCACGCAGTCGAGCAGTAACACATGGTCGCTGGACAGCATTGGCCCGGCGACAACTGCCTGCGGTGCGCCGTCCTCCTGCTCAGTGAATAGTACCTTGTCTGAAGGCAATGTAACGCTTTCATGGTCGGGAGCGGCAAGCGGAACGGCCAACAGCATATCGTCTTATGAAATCCAGTACAGCGAATCAAGCGACGGTTCTTCATGGGGCGGCTGGTCGGCACTTACCACGGTAACGACCACAGCGTCATCCGGGAGTGTGGCAGTGTCGCCTTCGGGTACGCGCGGTTATTACCGCCGTTTCCAAGTTCGGACGCGCGGCTCGGCTGGCTCCAGCTACTATTCCGGCTGGAAGGTATCTACAAACTCCGTCCGTAAAGCGACCCTGCCGTCCGCGCCGACCTCCTGCTCGGTTAACAGCACTTTGTCGGAGAGCAATGTCACTTTATCTTGGAGCGGTGCGGCCAGCGGTTCCGGCCACAGCATCGCGTCTTATGAAATCCAATACAGCGAATCGTCAAACAATTCTACTTGGGGTTCGTGGTATTCGCTCACAACGGTTTCAACAACCGCTGGCTCCGGGAGCGTATCGGTGGCTCCGTCCGGGACGCGCGGAACTTACCGGCGCTTTCAGGTGCGGTCTGTTTCATCGTCCGGCTCAAGCTATTATTCCGGCTGGAAGGTATCCACCAACTCCGTCCGAAGGAATACCATGCCGGGAATGCCCTCCAGCGTTACCGCCAGCCCGTCCGTTTACAGCAATGAAAACATAACCATATCATGGAGCGGTGCGTCGGCGGGAACTTCTGCTATCAAGGGGTATCGGCTCTCTTACAGTAACGCCACAACGGACGGCTCGGTGGGAACATCATGGTACACCATCGCTACCATTGACCTCGCTTCTTCGAGCGGCAGCTATGTTTGGAGCGGTATTACCCGGACGCCCGGAAATTACACCACCATCAGTATTACCACCATTGACGCGCTGGACGTCATGTCCGACCGTAAAATCGGCACGACGCTTTATTGCAATATCACCGCCTGCGGCGCTCCGACCTCCTGTTCGCTAAGTCCCGCATTGTCTGAAAGCAATGTCACCCTGTCATGGTCGGGTGCAGCTTCGGGCGCAGGCAACGCCATAAACGGATATGAAATCCAATACAGCGAATCCGGCAATGGTTCGTCTTGGGGGTCTTGGTATGCCTATACCACGGTTACAAGTACGGCTACAAACGGCAGTCTTTCGGTTCCGCCGCCCGATACCCGTGGTTATTACCGCCGCTACCAAGTACGGACAAGAGGCGCTGCGGGGTCCGGCTATTACTCGGCATGGAAAATCACCACCAACTCCGTCCAAAAGAACACCGCGCCGTTGGCGCCGACAACCTTCACCGCTTCGCCTTCTATCTATTCCGCGTCAAGCGTTACGCTTTCGTGGTCGGGCACGTCGGGCGGCTCCAGCGCCATCAAGCAGTATGTTATTCAGCATTGCACCTCGACAGATAACAGTTCGTGGAGCGCTTATTCTACGCTGGCGACCATTAACAACAGTGCCACCTCCGGCAGCTATACCGCTACAGCGTCGATCATTGCCGGGACATATACCCGCTACCGAATCAGCGTTACCGATACATTAAACGCCGTTTCGGGGTACACCGTCAGCAATACGGTCAAACGCAACAGCCCGCCGCCCGCGCCCACGGTATCGGCGCCTATAAACGGAACATCCACCTACAACACAACTCCGCGCTTTCTTATTAAGACAGGCGCAGAGCCGGACGGTCAAACGCAAAATGTAGGTGTGAAGATTGGCGCAGGGGCTTGGCAAGACAGTGTAAGTTACCCGTCTATGTTTTCCCGTTCCGGCTATATCGGCGACAATGTTTCTTTGATATTCCGTGCTGGAACGCAGGCGTCGGGTGTGAAATCCGTGTCTTTCCGTTGCGTGGATAACACGATCGGAGCGTCAAGCACCGAAGTCAACCGTACCGTGAGCGTGCTGCCTTCACCTTTTGAAACCATCACGGCGAACCAAACCAAAGTCAAGGCGGCGCACATCACCGCCATACGCACGGCGGTCAATGTGATTCGGGCATATTACGGCATGGCGGCTGTATCGTGGAGCGAGGAAGTGGCGGCGGGCAAAACAGGGATCAAAAACTGGCCGTTTCACATTCTCGAAATCCGCCGTGCCATTGAACCGATTATCACCTATATAAACGGCTTCGACACGGTATCGGGCTTTGATGTGCCAAGCCCATTGTGGCTCCCCATCGGAACGGGGCGACCCCGCGCCGACGTAACGGCGCAAATTCAAAATCTGCTGCTCTCCCTGTAAGGCACAGGAAGCTCCTGTGGCGGCAGTCCCTCAAGAGCCGAAAGGCTCTTTTTTATATATTCAATCCAAAAATTTTAGGAGGACACGACAATGAAAGAAATCTGGAACTGGATTCAACTGGGCTTTGCCGCCGTTGGCGGCTGGCTGGGTTGGATTCTCGGAGGCTTGGACGGCTTCCTGTACGCACTGATTGCCTTCGTGGTAATCGACTACATCACCGGCGTCATGTGCGCGGTGGTGGACAAAAAGCTCTCCAGCGAGGTGGGCTTTAAGGGGATATTTAAGAAAATCCTCATCTTCGCAATGGTGGCGGTCGGGCATATGCTGGACACCAACATTCTCGGCGGTGGATCAGCTCTTCGCACGGCGGTTATTTTCTTTTATATCGCCAACGAGGGTGTGTCGTTGCTGGAGAACACCGCGCGGCTCGGACTTCCCGTGCCGCAAAAACTAAAGGATGTGCTGGCGGGGTCGCACGGCAAATCCAACAATAACGGAGGTAACTAAAATGAATCTGCGTAAACTTATTTTTACGAACAACGCCTGCTACAAAGCAGGTCGCACCATCGCTGTCAAAGGCATTATGGTGCATTCAACCGGGGCGAACAACCCCAATTTGAAACGCTATGTCGGTCCGGACGACGGATTGCTCGGTCAGAACCAGTACGGCAACCACTGGAATCAAGACAAGCCCGACCAGAGGCAGGTCTGCGTCCACGGGTTTGTCGGCAAATTGGCGGACGGCTCTATTGCTACCTATCAGACATTGCCTTGGAATCATCGCGGCTGGCACGGTGGTTCCGGCTCGAAGGGTTCTGTAAACGACACCCATATCGGGTTTGAAATCTGCGAGGACGGTCTGACCGACGCGGTGTATTTCCGCAAGGTATTTAATGAGGCTGTGGAGCTTTGCGTTCACCTTTGCAAAGAATACAACCTCAACCCCATGAAGGACGGTGTCATTATCGGACATTATGAGGGATACCAAAGAGGTATCGCGTCCAACCACGGCGATCCTAAGAACTGGTTTCCCAAGCACGGCGAGAGCATGGACAGCTTCCGTGCCGCCGTCAAAAAAGGCATGGGAACGACCATCACGCCCCCCGCACCGTCCGAACCCACTCCTCCGTCACCCACCCCCGGCAGTATTGCTGAAGGTTCGCTGGTGGCGTTCAAGAGCGGGACAAAGAACTACTATCCGGGTAGCACCGCCGTGCCTGCGTGGGTGCTTACCGAGTACAACCACACCGTTACGCAAACCACCTCCGGGGGCAAAGCTGTGGTCAAGGGCGGCAAGACCTGTGTGTTGCTCGGCAAGAAAACCCATAAAAAGACCGGCAAAGAAGAAGCCGGAATCAACACATGGGTTGACAAGGATGTGCTTGAATTGGTCGGTACTGCTCCCGCGCCCGCGCCGGCGTTTACTGCCTACACGGTTAAAGTGACCGCCAGCGAACTGAACATCCGCAAGGGTCCGGGTACGAACTACGGCACCAACGGAAGTATCAAGGACAAAGGCGTCTATACCATTGTGGAGGAATCCACTGGTCAGGGTGCCACCAAATGGGGCAAGCTGAAGAGCGGCGCAGGCTGGATCAGCTTGAATTATTGTCAGAAGAGATAACACCGTTTAAAATTTCATAATCATTTGTATCCCCGCCATGTGAGAGCAATCTCGTGTGGCGGGGATATTTTTTGTCCGTTTGGTACTCACATCCCTCGTTTTTGTCCTTGGAAAGACAGGAGGGATTTTTTCTATGAACTTACAAACCAAATCAGAAATATTACGTCTTCGGGAAAACGGTAAAACCTATCCCGAAATAGCCGCATTGATTTCAGTGCCTGTTGGAACTGTCAAAACCATATGTTATCGGCAAAAAATTAAAGACGATGAGAACATTGTTCTTTGTGAGCAGTGTAAAAAACTTATGAAAGAATCGGTGCATAAATCCCGACGGTTCTGCTCGGATGCTTGTCGTGCCACATGGTGGAAGAAGCACCCCGAACAAAGAGGACATTCAATTATTAGAAACATGGTATGCCCGATGTGCCATAAAGAATTTGAATGTTATGGGAATCGCCCACGCCTGTACTGTTCACGCACCTGTTATGGTGCTTCTCGGAGGGTTTGCCATGACTGAATCCGTAAATGTCAGCCAATATAAAGCCGCCGTTTCAATTTTTGAAAAATGGCACTCAATCGGACTGATTACCGAGGAAGAGTTGAGGGTAATTGATACAATTACAGCCGAAAAATATGGCATAAATTCTACAAGTATATATCGCCGAAATGACTTGATATATAAGGGTAATGACGCTAATATACCATGACCGCGAGAGTCGGTCAAAACCACGAAAGGAGGCGATTTTTATGGCTAAAGAAATAATTAAAACCGAGGCAAAACAGGGTTCGATTCCTGAAATCAAAAACGTAGCGGCTTACGCTCGTGTATCCTGCGGAAACGATGAGATGCTGCACAGTTTGGCGGCTCAGGTCAGCTATTACAGTGAATTGATTCAAAAAGAACCGTCTTGGAACTACCACGGCGTGTATGCAGATGCTGCTTTAACCGGGACGAAGGACACTCGTCCTGAGTTTCAGCGATTGCTTGCCGATTGCCGGGCAGGAAAGATTCAAATGGTGATAACAAAAAGTATATCCCGGTTTGCCAGGAACACGGTCATCCTGTTAGAAACGGCAAGGGAATTGAAAAGCCTCGGCATTGACATCTTTTTTGAGGAACAGCGTATTCACACGCTTTCGGCCGAGGGCGAATTGATGCTGACCATTTTAGCCGGGTACGCGCAGGAGGAATCCCGCAGCGTATCGGAGAACATCAAATGGCGCATCAGAAAGGATTTCAAAGAAGGCAAACCCAACACCGGCACACTTTTGGGTTATCGAATGAAGAATCGGGTATTACAGGTTATTCCCGCTGAAGCAGAAGTCGTTCGGCAGATTTTTAACTATTACCTCAGCGGTATGGGTGTTCTTGCCATTCGTAAAAAACTGATGGCGAAAGGGATAACACTCAGCCAAACCGGCGTGTCATGCATCTTGCGAAATGTTAAGTACCAAGGTGACTTGTTATTGCAACAAACCGTTGTTATTGACCACATCAGCAAAAAACAGGTTCGCAACGATGGCATTGCTCCAAAATACTATGTTACCGACGCGCACGAGCCAATTATTTCAAGAGAGGTATTCGAAGCTGCACAAAAAGAAATCACAAGGCGGGCAGCGGCACACAGCCCTCGAACATTTCCGGCAAAACAATACGAGCTCACAGGGATGATACTCTGCGGTCAATGCGGCGCGGCATATCGCCGTAAACACGCGGCGGCAGGCAGCAAATATGAAAAAATCGTATGGATTTGCACCACGTTCAACACGCTGGGGAAATCCGAGTGTTCCAGCCAGCAAATACCCGAAGACATTCTTATGGAAAAAATTGCCGAAGTCGGCGGGTTGGAGAATATAAGCGGCATCATCGTACCAAGCAAGTTTCGCTTGATATTCACCCTAAAGGACGGGACAAGGCATGAAATTGAATGGAAGCACCCGTCTCGGCGGGAAAGCTGGACACCTGAAATGAGAGACGAAGTTTCCATGAAAGTGAGGGCGAGAAATGGCAAATTCTAACGTTACGGTTATTGCACCTAAAAAGCAATTTAACGCATCGGCTGCTTTTGCAACTCCACTGGCGGAAAAACGCAAAGCCGCCGCTTATGCTCGCGTAAGTACCGATAAAGATGAGCAGGAGACCTCGTTTGCCGCCCAAGTGGATTATTACACCAACTACATCAACGACCGTCCCGACTGGGAATTGTATTCGATTTTCACGGATGAGGGCATATCCGGTTGCAACACCAAGAACCGTGACGGGTTCAAGCAAATGCTGGCTGACGGGCTTGCCGGGAAGTTCAGCCTTTTGATTACAAAGTCGGTCTCACGCTTCGCAAGAAACACTGTTGACAGCTTAACGGCTATCAGAGACTTAAAGGCGGCGGGTTGCGAAGTCTTCTTTGAGAAGGAAGGGATATGGAGCTTTGACGGCAAGGGAGAATTGCTCTTGACGATTATGAGCTCCCTGGCGCAGGAAGAAGCCAGAAACATCAGCGAAAATGTAACTTGGGGACAAAGAAAGCGTATGGCAGACGGTAAAGTGAGCCTGCCGTATAAACAATTCCTCGGCTACCAAAAAGGCGAAGACGGCACTCCTGCTATTATTGAGGAAGAAGCCGAAATTGTTCGGATGATATTTCGTCTTTTTATCGAGGGGAAAACTCCTTCGGCGATTGCGCGGCAACTCATGGATATGAAAATCCCAACCCCTGCGGGCAAAGAAAAATGGCAGGTATCCACGGTTCGGAGCATTTTAAGCAACGAAAAATATTCCGGTCAGGCAAGGCTTCAAAAGGTTTTTACAACCGATTACTTAACCAAATCCCGAAAGAAAAATGAAGGTGAACTTCCATCCTACTGGGTAGTGGAAAGCCATCCGGCGATTATCAGCCCCGAAGATTGGGAGGCGGTACAAGCCGAAATCGCACGGCGGGATTCGCTTTCCCGTCCTATGGGGTGTAAAAGCCCGCTCTCATCACGCATTGTCTGCGGTTGCTGCGGCGGATACTTTGGTTCCAAGACTTGGGGGAGCTATAAATCCGACAAAACCTACCGCCGAATAATCTGGCAGTGTAATGATAAATACCGCTTAAAAAAATACTGCGATACCGCTTATGTTATCGAAGAACAGATTCAAGGGGCATTCCTAAAAGTGTGGAATGAAATGTCCGGCAACCGTGAAAACCTGCTTGCCGACTGCAAGGCGGCACGGGACAAAATCTGCGACTGCTCAAAATTGCTACAACAAATCAATGAAGCGGAACGTGAAATCGAGGTGGTTGAGGAGCTTTCTCGCAAACTCATCTACGAGGCATCTCATACAGCAACCGACGCTGACGATTTCAAAAAGAAAAACGCTGCCTATCTGCTGCGGAGAAAAAAGTGGTGCGACAAGATTACAGAGCTTGAAGCTGAAATCCAGCGAAGGCAGCACACCTCAAGATTGCTTGACAAGTACATCCGCGACATGAAAAATGCTCCGTTGGCTCTTTCCGAATTTGACGAAAAACTCTGGGCATTGAGCGTGGATTGCGTCACGGTACATAGCGATGGCAGACTGGTTTTCAAGTTTAGAGACGGCACGGAAATAACGGCGTAGACCTGACTGGAGTCAAACTCCACTCAGGTCTTTTTATAGCCCGCAGGCTTGGTTTGCGGGTTTTTTGTGTCTGTTTTAGAGAGGGTTTCAAAGGTTTCATTTTTGCTTGTAAAGTCAAACGGCTCAAGTGAAACCGTATGACTTTACTCGGCGGTTTTTCTAAAAAAGCGATTTTTGAGGACTTATCCGCTTGACATAAACGGTAATGTCATACGGTTGCAAAACGAAAACGCCCACAAACACGGCGTTTGTAGGCATAAAGGTTTCAAAAGAAAAACCCATCAACAGTTTATCCATTGATGGGTGTTACTATGGTGGAGATGAGGGGATTCGAACCCCTGACCTCTCGGATGCGAACCGAACGCTCTCCCAACTGAGCTACACCCCCAAATAACGGATGCAATTGTGACCCTGTGCAACAGGTTCTTTCGCTCTAACTTAAACCTGCTCGATAGATTATACGGCTTTTGCTTGGGTTTGTCAAGCCCAATTTTACCGTTTTTTGAGAAATTTCGGCGGAGTTCAGTGGAAGTAAAGTTTTTTGGGAAACTTCATTCATGCACTTTGCAAGAATCCAGGGGAGCACAAGCAGAAGATTTGGGAGCACAAGCAGATTTTTCTTGCCAAACTTCACAGAATATGCTAAAATTATCAAATATCAAAAATGCAGATGCAGGCAGAAATATCAGTGTTTGGAGGGAATGTTTTGCGCAGAAAAAGCTGGAAGGCGGCATCCTGCGACCGTGAATTGGCGGCGCAGCTGGCGGAGCGCTTTGACCTGCCGCCGTTTGCGGCATATTTGGCCGTGGCACGCGGGCTGACGGATGAGGCGGCTTTTGCGCAATTTTTCAGTGAGGAGCCGGTGCTTTCGGTGGATCCCTTTGATTTGCCGGACATGGAACAGGCGGTGCAGCGCATCAACCGTGCGCTGGAGAAGGGCGAGCGCATCGCGGTTTTCGGTGATTATGACACGGATGGCATCACCGCGACGGTGATTTTGTACTCTTACTTAGAGGCACACGGTGCGGATGTCTGCTGCCTTTTGCCGGAACGGCAGATGGATGGCTACGGCATCGGTGCGCAGGCGGTGGAGCGCTTTGCGTCGCAGGGCGTGAAACTGATTGTGACGGTGGACAACGGCATCAGCGCCTTTGAAGCCGCCGAAAAGGCGCAGGAGTTGGGCGTAGATTTTCTGATTACCGACCACCACCGCGCGGGGGAGACCCTGCCGCCTGCCGTGGCGGTGGTGAATCCGCACCGCGAGGACTGCGAGTGCCCCTTCCGCGGTTACGCGGGCGCGGGTGTGGCGTTTATGCTGGTCTGCGCGCTGGAGGGCGGCGGCTATGAGGCGGTGTTGGAGGAATACGCGGATTTGGCGGCCATCGGCACAATAGGCGATGTGGTGGCGCTCACGGGTGAAAACCGCGCGCTGGTGCGCTATGGCCTGCGCCTGATGAACGAGCGTCCGCGCGAGAGCGTTGCGCAGCTGCTTGCCGTGAGCGGCCACGTGGAGAAGCCGGTTTCGGCGGAGACGGTGGCATTTCGCCTTTCGCCGCGCATCAATGCCGTGGGACGCATGGGTTCGGCGCAGCGTGCGCTGGAGTTGCTGTTGTGCGAGGACGCGGATTTGGCGGCGGATTTGGCTGCACAATTGGATGGACTCAACGGCAAGCGCCGTCAGATAGAAACGGAAATTTTCGAGAAGGCCTGCGCGCAGCTGGCGCATCAGCCGTCTCTTGCGCTGGACGCGGTCATCGTGGCGGCGGGGGAGGGCTGGCACGAGGGCGTGCTGGGCATTGTGGCGGCGAAGCTGGGCGAAAAATACGGCAAGCCTGCCATCGTGCT